GTGACCATTGGAAAGGTGACATCGACGACGATGGTGTGTACCACAATGAGCATGAAAAGATGGAGCCGTATGCTCGTGTTGACTTCAACGGGTGGACGATGTGGGCGTATCCTTATTCGATATTCGGCATCAAGGACAGCGTAGGTAATCAACGTGTTGGGAGGTTTGACTGATGGTTGCATTGACTAAGAATCAGCAACAGGCTTTGTTGCGTAAGTGGAAACAGTCTGATCAAGGTATGTCATATCGTACGTTTAGGCGTACGGTTGAACCGATGATATGTGATCCTGCTGTTGTTGTTAAGTGGTGTGGTATGTGGTTATGCATCGAACCTGATGGTCGTGTTAATTCATAGGAGGCTCTGATGTCTATGGTCTTTGAGTGTGTTGTGTGCGATGAGTGGTTTCGCACTGAGAAAGAGGTGTACCAAGAGGACAACGGTGACTGTATCTGTGTGTCGTGTTGGGAAGATAACGTGGAAGAGCTAATGGAGAAGTACTATGGGAAGGTTATCTCGTAGGCAGCGTATCATTATGAATGTGGGTGGAGCGTTTGTTGTTCTGCTTGTTGGTAGTATTGTTTACTTAGGAGCTATATTACATGGGTGAAGTAGTAGATCTGTTCAGTAAAACTAAAGTGTCAGCTAAGTGTATGCTGTGTAAGACAGTGCACACTCGTACAGTTGACACAGATTCTTTAGGTCTGTATCTTTATACAGGTAGGTTGGTGCAAGATTGTTTTCCGTATGAGGACACAGTAACACGTGAGATTCTCATCGGTAATCGTAGCGGAGTCTACTTGTGTGAAACTTGTTGTATCTATGAGGAGGAGTAGTAGTTATGCATTTTGCAGAGAAGAAAGTAGCGGATTACTTTGTTGACGTAGTCCTACGTGACCCAGACAAGAGCATTACTGTCTGTGGTGAGGGTGAGTATGCCGACGTTTCAAGGTCGAGAGAACACTTCACAATCCTTGACAATATGGGACAGTGTGACTTCGATGACGTGGGTGTGTGGAGTGAAGACTTAGGTGAGTTTGTTGCTTGGTTTCAGTTTGTGTATGGTAACGTCACTAGCACCAGTGAAGCCATAGAAGTAATCAGTGACTACTCATCGTATAGTGTGTATGCTGATAGTATTTACAGACAAGTAGAGGAGATGACAAAATGAGTAACCATTTATTAACTGACCGTGACGGTATTGACGCTATCCGTCGTAAGATCAACGGCATTAGAGGTGACATTGGTTACGATGTAATCAACAGTCCGTACTGTGATTTGTTTGAGGAGTTGGAAGTACTGCTTCACGATGCGGTAGTGAAGTGTGACGAGATCTCTGACAAGCTGAAGGAGCATGTCTATGCATACGATGTGACTGTGACTGTTAGTCGTCGTGTGTATGTTAAGGCGTGTGACGAGTGTGATGCTGAGCAGGCTGCAGTAGACTACGCTATGAGCGAGCTAGACTGTCCTATTGATTGGAACGAGGACGATGTGCAGGTGTTCCGTGATGAAGACGAAGAGACCACTACGGTCTATGATGTGGAGGCGTAATGTATGGCTATTGATACATGGTATGTAGTGCAGAGGTTTGACCGTAAGACGTGGGAGTGGGAGGAGCGCGACAGTGATGGCTCTTCGTACAACTCCACGCTTGACAATGCAAAGTACTTCTGTGATCTTTATGCAAGAGACGGAGAAGAAGTCCGTGTAGTTAGAGAGGAGGTAGTGTATGAACCCGATGCCTAGTCTTAGTAAGATGTCAGGTAAGCTGGAAGGTATACAAGCAATCAATACCAATACGTTAACGAACGAGTTTTGTATCAAGGAGTCTAAGAAGAAAGACCCCAAGCGTATATGTGGTAAGTGTTACAGTGTTGGTATGCTTTCTAGTTATAGGAAGAGCTGTGCACCTGCGTTCCAGAGGAATAGTGACATCCTCGCCAGTGATGCTGAGTTTATTCTGCCTCGTACCTCCGGTGCATTCGTGCGGTTTCATGGGCATGGTGAGCTGATAAATGAGCAGCACTTCCGTAACTTCTGTGCGATAGCTGAAGACAACAAACACTCGACGTTTGCGTTGTGGACTAAACGTGTGGATTATGTACGTCCTAATCTGCATCTTGTTCCTGATAATATGATTCTTGTTTATAGTAATCCTATTGTTGACAGGATAATGACAAAGCCACCTCGTGGATTCGACCGTGTATTTAACAACGTATCGAAGGAGTTCGACGGAGAAGCCAACTGTACTGGACAGAAGTGTATGGATTGTTTATTATGTTACAGCCGTGACACCACTAAGGTGATCATTGAACACGAGAAGTAGGAGGATGTATGGGACGTGAATCATGGGAGCAGTGGCATGACGATTGGCATGATCGTGATGAATGCATAGGTGACTATGCAGATGAGTACCACCAAGATGACATTGAAGCGTGGAAGGAGGAGAGAGATCGTGAGGTTGAAGTACCACATGACACACCAGCAAATAGCTGATGAGCTAGGTATCAGTCGTCAGATGGTACGTATTATTGAATACCAAGCATTGCGTAAGTTACGAAGATCACCTATTCTTCAGGCTTATGCACAATTCATAGACGATTACGTGGAGGAATATTATGGGGAGAAACACCAAGCGCTACGTGCGGAATCATAAACCGCGCTGTAAATCAAGAGGTAATCCTAACGAAAAGAGTATTAGCAAGAAACGTAAACGTGTGCTATACTAATCTATATAGTCTATACAGTAAGTACTATGCATTAGTATTAAGTATTACTAATACATATTACTTTTATAATAGGAGATGTTATGCAAGATGAAGAACGTAATCGTATGATTGAAGAGTTAACAGAAGATCATATGCACAGTGTTAACTACATGGAAGCAATGAACATGTTGTTTAATCTTTTTGCGATGGAGTTTGATTCGTTAGACGATGAACAACTAAAGTCTCGTTATCTTTCTCGTTTTGGTACTAGTGTGGAGGTGCATTGATGGCCTTTGTTGAGTTACATCAGAAGTGTGATGATTGTGGATCTAGTGATGCGTTGTCCTACAATGAGGATGGTTCTAGCTATTGTTTCGCGTGTGCCACGTTTACCCCCTCACCAGAGGGCACAGGAGGCTCTGTGAGCGACATTAACGACTATCGAGTACCAACCCAAAGGGTTCCTGTAATGGAGCTTAGAGGGCAATCTAGGAGCTACAAGGAGAGGGGTCTCGATGCACGTACAATGGAGAAGTACTCCACGACGCTGTGCGGTGACGAGGTACACTTCGGTTACTACACAGCTGACGGCGAATTAACTGCAGTTAAAAAACGTACGCCTGATAAAAAGTTCAGCATCGTAGGGGACTGGAAACGCGCTGGTCTATTTGGTCAACACCTCTTCCCTTCAGGTGGTCAGTACATAACCGTAGTCGAGGGGGAGATGGATGCACTGTCTGCGTATCAGATGTTTGGTGATAAGTATCCTGTAGTGTCTATTCGTAATGGTGCACAGGGTGCTGCTGCTGATTGTCGTAAGGCATACGAGTTCCTCGATCAGTTCGAGAACATCATCTTCTGCTATGACAATGACGAACACGGTAAGAAAGCGGCGCATGAGTGTGCAGATCTGTTTGGTGGTAAGGCAAAGATCTACCAGCACGGAGAACACAAGGACGCTTCTGACTACCTGATGAATGCAGACAAGGATGACTTCATCAAACGGTGGTGGGCTGCAAAGGTATACACACCTGACGGGATGGTGATGATAGGGTCACTCCGTGAAGCGATGAAGAAGCCACTGATGGAGGCAGAGGTACGCTACCCCTACAAGGGACTGGATGACATGACTTTTGGTATTAGACCGACTGAGCTAGTCACCATCTGTTCTGGGTCTGGGCTGGGTAAGTCTACCTTCATGCGTGAGCTAGTCTTCTCCATTGCGTCTCAAACCAACGAGAGGATAGGTCTAGCTTTTCTTGAAGAGACACCTGATCGTACTGCTCGTGGACTAGTGGGTCTACAGATCAACAAACCAATACACCTACCCGGATGTGATTACTCCCCTGATGAGGTAGAGTACGTATTCAACACGTTAGATCTAGATGACCGTGTTGTTCTGTGGGATTCGTTTGGCTCCAACCAGATCGAGAACGTGCTGGCTAGGTTTCGTTACCAAGTCAAGGTGCTAGGTGTTAGGTATATCATCCTCGAT